GATCGTAGGGTGAATCGAGCGCGGCGATGCGCGCGATGAAATCGATGGCGCTCATTTTAGAATCACCTTCGTCAGATCTTCCCAACCCATGACGCCGATCTTGGTCGTGTCGGTCGGAGCCTCATAGATTCGCATCACCTGATAATCATCCAGCTCCGACTCGTAATTCGTGTGAAAGATTTCGGACGCCTCGATGATGCTGTTGGCGCAGACGAACTGGCTCTGATCTTCGCCGTTGTGATCCTCGGCACAGACATAGTACATGCGGCTCATGATTTCTTCCTTTTCATTGTTGTACTGATGCGGGAGATCAAGACCTTCATGGAAAACACCCTCGAGGAACCGCTTGGCTAATTAGGCCACGCATTCACGCACTTACCGGATCATCGCTATTGCAAACTCGCGAATGATTCAGAGGTCATTCTCGGCCCGAAGGGCTCCGAATGGAGAATGTTTTCGATGAAGGCGATGGGACGGCGCTTTAACTCTGCGCCGTCCCATCTATACTAGACCGCGTCCCGTTGGGGTCGATCTAGTGTCTCTTAGATCGCGTCCAACTCGCTGAGAACGCTGTCGAGGTCGGCCGGGTCCATCGCGGCCCCAAACTGATCTTCAGCCTTCTCGACGACCTTCTCGACGACGGCGACCTTGGCGGCAGCTTTCGCGGGAGCCTTCGCCGGAGCCTTCGCGCTGGCTTTCGCCGCGAGCTTGGCCGCGATCTGAGCTTCGAGAGCCTCTTCGGCCTCGAGTTCAGCCAATTGAGCCGCCATCATCTCGCGCTTCGTCAGGGTCTTGATCTCGACGACCTCGACCTCCGGTTCGGCCGCGATGACTTCGGCGACGGCCGCGGCGGCGGCTTCAACTTCCGCATCCGGAACGCTCGCCGATGGGCGCGTCAGAAGAGCCGTGTTGCGAACGGGCAACGCGCCGACCTTCAGACCCGAGACATTAACGCCGGTCAGATTGCCGATCGCCGTCAGCGCCTTACCTTCTTCTCCACGGAAGAACTCCGATTCGACCAGCGCGAAGAGATCGATCGCGCTATCGAGTGAAGCCTTCGACACCGGCTTGGCGCCGGGATGGGGAAGAACGACATACTTGGTTTCGAGACCGCGACCGGACTTCTCGATCGTGAACTCGAAGCCTGTCTTGTGATCGAGAATGTAGCCGGAATCGTCGGCGTAGGTCTCGACCATACCCATGATCGTCCCGAAGGTCGTCGGGGTGATCTCTAGCGCGACCGCGTTCTCGGAGGCGTCGCCGCCGCTCTTGATCACGACGTTCAGAAGGATGGTGGTCTTCGCCTTCCATTCCTTCATGAGCTTGATGTCGTCGTCGGTGACGGCGCCCCTGATCGCCATCTCGATCGCTTTGTCCACCGCGCTCTCGACGCCGAAAACGATCATGGAGTTGCCGACGACGGCGACGGGCTTGCCGTTCGACTCGGTTTTGATCCAGTTCACGCCACATTCCTGCCAGAACTGGCCGGCGACGGCGATCGGGGATGTCGTGGGGGTCGTCAGGATTCGGAAGCGCGTCTTGCCTTCCTTGAGCTTGTAGATCTTCCCGCCGCCGCGAGAGAACTTATTCTTCGCGCCATGAATGAGCGCGAGCATTTCTGCTGACATAGCCATGTGACTTGGTACTTTCTTGCTGTTGTGACTTTGGACTTTGAGACTAGCTGCATCGCGACTTAGCGATGCAGCTGTTTAGTATTATAGCGAAAACTTCGCGGGACTCGAGAGGTAAATCAACATGGACTTACGAATTTAGTCGCGCGGAGTTCCATCTTGGTGTCGCGTCACCGCGACGTTGGCCCACATCGCATTGGCGCGATGTGCCCGCAGCACGAACGTCTTGTCGGCGCCGGCGGGAAGTAGAGCGTCGAGCGCCTCGCTGTAGACCTTCGCCGCTTGTCGCAGTTCGGCCATCGTCGCGACCTGCTCGTCGGTCGGTTTTAGATATTCGAATGTTGAGGGGTGAAGGGTCATCATTCGTGCTTCTTCGCCTGACCGATCTGGTAGGGCATCCATGTCGCGTGACGACCGCGTCCTTCGGTCGAGTCATCTTCGCCCAGAAGATCGACGGACGTGACTGGCACAGGGTTGCCGCCGGAATCGATGACCATCAAATTCACCATTCGATCGCCCCAAACGTGAGCGATAAGAGCGGCGAGAGGCTGACCGGGACTGTGATAGAGACCGATGAAGCTATCGTCAGGATAGAACCAGACGACACGACCGACCGTGGGGATGATGCGGGCCATCAGTTGAAGTACCCGAACCAAACGCCGAAGCCGTGAATGATGCCGATCGGGAAGATCACGCATCCGAACGCCAATAGAACCCAGGCGCCCGCCTTAATACAGACGAGAACATGCGTGACCCAAGCGCAGAATGCCGCGGTCCATCCGACTATAAACAGACCGCTAGCCAGAATAACACCCAAAGACTCCAAATATTTCAAACTACTTCTCCATTGCTACGCGCGACCATAGCGGCCACGCGATTCGCTGAACCCTTAAAGCTTTCGTCTACAGCCTCTCGGCGTCTGATCGATACCTCCCCATCCATTTCCTTACGCGCCATAGCGCCGTGCTGCACGAGCATGTCCTTGCGGTCCATGAACCCCTTGACGGCGATCTTCGCGATCGCCTCGATCTGTCGCGCTTCGTTGAGCGCGCGACGGTATTGAATGACCGTCTTGTCGCCCTTGAGCTCCATCGCGAGCGAGGCTTCCGTCACCTTCTCGCCGGCGGCCGCGGCGATGTCGCGCATCTTTCGACACACCTTCGACTCGGCGATGTCCCGCAGCATGGCTACGTCATCGACCTGCTTTGACGCCTGCGCTTGCAGGACGCCGTAGTGAACCAATAAGCTCGACTGCTGAATCATCGCGTTGGTTAGATCTACCAGCGAGTAAGCCATGTCGCGCTTCAAGGCGGCGGCGTCGATGACGTTTACGACTTTATATGCCATGTGCTGCGTCTTTCTGAACGTCAATTTTGATTTATCATTTATAGCAAAAGCTGCGCGGATGTCACTAGGAAATGAGCTGACTTACAGAGGCGAAGACAGCGTTGAGGTTCAGCTGTTTATCGGCGTCGTGCCAGATTTCCCCAGGTCCGAAGCCGATGACCAGGTTAGCGTCGAGCCTGGCGTCGTACATAATTTTCCCCGCCTCTTCGGAAGCTCTGCCCTTAAAATCGGGAAGAAATGTTCTAACCGTCGTCGCGCCCATGAGCACGATGATCGGCGGCTTCACGATGCTGAGCTCCTTATGGAAGTAGGGCTGAAACATCTTCAATTCCTCTGGCGTGATCGACTTACCCGCCTTGGGGCGCTTGATCATCGCCGTCCAGAACGCCTGCTCCGGACGTATATCGGCTTCATCCATCGCCTCCTGCACGCGCTCTAGCGCGAATGGTCGACGCGAGGGCTTCGACATGAACATCATGTTCTCGGCCTCCTCCTGGGGAGAGGGCGCGTCGAACACGATCATGAACTGGGCGAACTTGCCGATGTACGGTCGAACCGGAACGCAGTCGGCGACCACGGCGCCGAGCATGACGTTATAGACCTTCTCGAGTCGGCGCGTGTCGCTCTCTTCCAGCGACATTTCGCGGTTCACTGGCACGACTCCGGTGATCAAGCCGGGAATGAACTCACGCTGGTATTTAAGCCGGCTGGGGCTGTCTATAGCGGCGTGAGTGGGCTCGATAGCCGCGAAGCTTCCGATGTTCTCCAAGATCGCTTGCTTGGCGACGTTTATCAGCCGCTTGTTCACGCGCGCCACGAAGTCGGACTGGCTCGTGAACTTGACAGTCGCGCCCTTCTCGTTCGTTCTCGCCTCGACGATCGCCTTGGCGGCGTTGGCTGAGAGACCCTTGATGCGCGTGAAGGGGATCATCAGCTTCTCGTCGGTGAGAATCTCGAAGCGACCCGTGGCCGTGTTGATCTCTGGCGCCTCGACCTTGATGCCGAAACGTTCGGCGTCAGCGAGCAGCGCACCGAGCTTATCCTCCTTCACCATCGAGAGCGTCGCGGCATAGAACTCGACCGGGAAATAGGTCTTCAGATACATCGCCTGATAGGAGATCATCGTGTAGGTCACGGAATGGGATTTGTTGAAGCCGTAACCCGCGAAGCCGGCGATCTTATCGAATTGATGTTCCGCCCATTCCGGCAAGCACCCGATAGTCTTGATGCAGCCGTCGACAAATGTACCGCGCTCTTTAGCCATCTCAGCCGGGAGTTTCTTGCCCATTATCTTCCGGAGCTTGTCCGCGTTAGATGCTGAATAGCCTGCGATGACTCGCGAGGCCCGCATAACCTGTTCCTGATAGACATAAACGCCGAAGGTTGCTTTCAGAACGTCCTCAAGAAGAGGATGGTCATACGTCGTTGCTTCCAGACCTTGCTTACGCTTCCAATAGCTGTCCATCATTCCGGACTCCATTGGGCCAGGGCGATACAATGCTGTCGCTGCGGTAATATCGTCGAAGGTTATAGTGCCATCTTTACCGAGTTCCCTAATCAGGCGCCTCATGCCCGCACTCTCGAACTGGAAGCATCCAACAGTTAAACCCTGTGCAAAGTTTGTCAGCACCTTCTCGTCATCGAGAGAGATCGTGGTAAGGTTCACCCTCTTGGAGTGCCGCTCGCGAATGTACTTGGATGCGAGGTCGATGATATCAAGCGTCTGCAAGCCGAGGACGTCGAGCTTGATCAGCCCTTGATCCTCCACGATGCGCTTGTCCCAATTCACGACGCTCTCGTCGCCTTTGCGATGCTCGATGACCGCGCGTTCGCGAAGGTCACAGCCGCCGACGACGATGCCGGAGGCGTGCTGACCCAGGTTGCGCATGACGCCTTCGAGCTTGAGCGAAACGTCCCAGATGCCGGGGAACTTGTCGCGATAGCTGCCGATCTCGGCGACCTGTTCCGCGGCGACCTCGAGCTTAACGTGAGCGCCATGAAGCTTCGGCGTGAACTTGGAGCAGGCGTATTCCCGCTCGTCGAGCCCGAACATCTTGCCGACGTCACGGATCGCCGAGGCGGGTCCAAGCGTTCCGAAGTTGGTGACGCCCGCTACACGCTCCGCGCCGTATTTCTGAACAAGGTACGCAACGATTTCGTGACGGCGTTCTGACATAAAGTCCAGATCAGCATCAGGCAGATCGAGACGATCAGGATTGATAAATCGTTCGAAGAGAAGCCCAAAACGAATAGGATCGCAGTCGGTAATGCCCATAAGAAAAGCAACAAGACTTCCGCCGATCGATCCTCGTCCGGGACCGACAAGTATTCCCACACTTTTCGCATAGCTCACCACGTCCTCTACTAGAAGAAAGTAACCGCCGAAATTCAACGTCTTAAGAACGCCTAGCTCATAGACGAGGCGCGTCTTATAGACCTCCAACTCGGTCGGATCAGGCTTGTAGCCGAACGTGATGTTTCCGAGACGCTTCGCCCATCCGATCTTGCACTTGGCGACGACCTCGGCAAACTCGTCCGGAGCCATTTTCGGCAGCGAGACGGCTTGCTTCTTCCATTCGTACTTGATGGAGTCCGTGAGCGCGGCGATATTCTGAAGACCATGCTGAAACGCCGTGTTCGTCTCCGCGGGGTTCGCTCCCCGCTTCAGTAGACGCTTGATCGACTCTCCGCACTCAAGCGTCAAAGCCGCCTTGGTCATCGGATAGAGAT